AGTTGAAACCTAAGGGCGTCGTAGGCGATGTTACACTCAGTGTTGGCGTCAAAGGTGGGCCCTTCACCGCTAAGCCGCATGATGGCTAAATTGCCTAGGAAAGTTTTGGCATTGAGCTTGATGAATCGGTAGAAATTGATTACCTCCTCCGGGACGCCAAAGTGTCGAGCTTTTCGGAGTTCGAAATTGAGGAATGCACCGTCCTGTGACTGGTCGTACTGCTCGTAATCGGAGGTATAAGAAGGCTGGCTGAAGTCAAACCTGGTTAGCACGAAATCATTAAACTGGTTTGGAGTTTTCTCACACATAATGAACACGTTGTCCGGCTGGTGTTGCTCCCTCTTCTTCCGTAAGTATAGGGCGTAAGTGGTTGTCAGCAACACTGTGCTTTGCTTGAAGGCTGATATTGTCTGGCCTGGTTTGAATTTAAAGCCCACTTTCTCAAGTTTTTTAACCCATTGGGACTTGTTAAAAAGGGCTATGGCGTTGGCAGGGAAATCGGGGTCTTGTCTGGTTGCACCTTGTTGCAAGTTCGAGGTGGGTTTGCTGATATAAGTGCGCAGGGCCAGTTGTTTGCAGTGTTCCCAGAGGTCTCTATCGAAAGGTTGAGGGTCTGCCGGAACTTTCATGAAATCCGCGTAAGCCTCAAATAGGAGGTTCCCGGCGCTGAGGGTTCTAGCCATAGCTTTTTCATTCTCTTCAGGGCTGGCGAGTCGGATGCGTTTGTCGATGGTGAGTCTGAATAGAGCCTCATCTTTGGCTTGCTGGTGGGGAAATAGCTGCACTATTTTGTTCTCAGTTTGCATCAAATTCGTCTTCTCGAATTTAGACCATAATTCCCGAGTGTCTTTGTCTTCCATAGCTTCCACTAGGTCGTCCAGGAATGTTTCATCGTTGGCCACTGGCAGGTGAGTTTTGATGTTGGGTTCTTTAGGCTCGTACTCAGTGGGTGGTTCATCACGACCTAACCATTCGTCTTCCCTCACGCCACTAAGTAGGGTTTTGAGGTAAGGAGTGGCGTCCAGTTTGGCTAGGAAAGCTGGGTTCTCATTGAAAGTGTTGACAAAAGTGATGCTCTCGGAAGCCCTTGAGAAAGCGGTGTAGAGAACTTCCTTTGAGCAGCCAGGGGTGTCCTTGTCTAGCGCTATGACCACATGGGGCAGTGTGAGCCCTTGGCAACCGGCGTAAGTATACGCTTTTCGTCCTAGGTCGCTGGCAGTCATCCTAGATATTTGGGAAGGAACTAGAATGGTGGCTTTGTCAGGTAGTAGTGCTGCTCTCATGACCGCACCGCCAAATTCTCTTTCTGCATGGACCTGGATGGGATTGGCTAGCCTTCTTGGTTGTCTATGGGTCGCATTCAAGTAGTAGTCGCAGTATTTGCTGAAATGGTCTATATTGCTAGACAGTCCGGCAGTTTGGGCATCGCCGTTTGCATTGTGGTGGACAGATTGGCGTTGGTCGCCGGTGAGGATGATCATCTCCACATTTGGCTTGATAGCGATGTATGCATCTATGTAGCCGGCTGGTAACTTGCCGTAGTCGTCGAAGATGGCTATCTCTTTGCTCTCTCGCTCGCAGGCTTTCTCAAAGGTCATGAACCGTCTTGGGTCCATGGTGGTCATTTTTGTTTTCCAGTCTTGTGCTAGGACGATTGTGGGCAGAATGATATTAACTTCTTCCCTCAGTGTGGAGCGTGATCGTAACATCTCTTGCAAGGCTCTGCTTTTGCCAGCACCTCCGGCACCATGTATGACCAACACATCCACATCACGAGATGAGTTTTCACAGAGCGATACCCAAGCGGATAGGGTTGCTCGGTCAAGTTTTGGGAGCACCAGGCCGGTGAGGTTGTTCTTGACGTCGGACATGTAGGATGTGGCCCTTTTGTTGTCCACGTGGTATCTGTACACTTTCCGTCTTAACCTCTCAGCCAGCTTGTAGATGTAGCAGTGGGGGGCTACCTCAGAAGGTTCACTAGCTATCAACTTCTGAGTGTTTGGGTTCCAGTGTACTGGTTGAATGGGGCCCGTGCCGTCACTTTGCGGTCGGAGGTTTTTGAAGCCATGTATTTGCAATATTTCAATTGTGGCTCTTGGAAAGGGTGGAAAGCTGTTGCTCTTAGGTGTGGCTGCCCGTTCCTCCGCCTGAGTGTCATCCGGTTGTTTTGTTTCAGCCACGCTCAGTGTTGCTGGCTGGTCAGGTGAGTGTTTCCCTGTGGCGCGGTCAAAATGCGAGTCATCGCTCATGTGTGTGTCCTCCCCGGTGAACAGGCAAGCTGCTATTCTTTTCGTAGAGCGGAATGTGAGTGACACTCGGTGGTGAGTTAAGGCTCGAACAGCGTGGCGGTGGGTGCG